GCTGGCAAATCAGGACATGATGATCGGTCACTTCTACGCCACCAGCGGCGAGGCGATGTTTGCGGAGCGCTACGACGCTTGCGCTATTGCCATCACCGGCATCGGCGGCGAGGGCGGCGGCACCCTGAATATCACCAGCGAAATCACCTACGGCGGCACCCGCACTGTGGGCACTGTGAAGAAAGGTAGCAGCGGCGCTATTGAGTTTACTGCGGCCTAAATAACAGAGAGGGCGGGGGACATTCCCCGCCCTCACATGGAGGATAAAAATGGCAGACACTATTATCATCAATTCTGGCGTCGTAAAAAAAGTATTTGAAACAACCGATGGCAAGACGTGTGAGTTTTCTTTTAACCCCACGGACAGCGGGTTTGTGGAAAAGCTTTTTAACGCTTTTGATACGCTGGACAAAAAGCAGGAAACTTACAAAGCGGAAGTAGAAAAGACGGCCAATAAACGCGACATTTTTGATACAGCACGCAAGATGGATGACGAAATGCGCGAGATCATCAATGAAGTATTCCACGTTGACATTTGCAGCGCTTTGTTTGGCGAAATGAACCTATACGCGCTGGCGGACGGTCTGCCTGTGTGGGCTAACCTGATGCTTGCCGTAATGGACGAAGTAGACACTACTTTCTCCCGCGAACAGAAAGCTACCAATCCGCGCATCAGTAAGTACACAAAGAAGTACCACAAATGAGATATGATTTGCCGGTGTCCGTGGAAGTCAACGGAACGGAATATGAAATACGGAGCGATTACCGAGATATTCTGACCATCATAGAAGCCATTTCTGACAAAGATTTTACGGAAGCCGACAAGGCAGAAGCGATGTTGGATATTTTTTACCCAGACTTTGATAACATGCCGGAGCGAGACTATGAGGAAGCTATCCAGAAATGCATTTGGTTTATAAATTGCGGGGAGCCCTACAAAGAAGAAAAGCGAACCGTAAAGCTTATGGATTGGCAGCAGGATTTCCCATTGATTGTAGCTCCTGTAAACAAAGTGCTGGGGGAAGAAGTCCGCGCGATGCGCTATCTTCATTGGTGGACGTGGAACACGGCGTACACGGAAATTGGCGATTGTATGTTTGCACAAGTGGTCAATATACGGCGAAAGAAGTCAAAGGGTGAAAAGCTGGATAAATCAGAGCAGGAGTTTTATAGAAAAAACCGGCATTTGATAGATTTCCAGAAGCAATATACGGAGCAAGACGAGGCGGTCATCAGTAGATGGATATAAAAACCGCCCTCTACAGAGGGCGGTAAAGGTCAAGCCATATTCGCCAGTTTTGCCATCTTTTGCACGACGTCACGATCCCACAGCAAAATGCCGGTTGCTTCAGCAGCGTCTTTTGCCCCTTGCGTAAAGTAACGGTTTGTCATAACAACGCCAACTTGACAGCGGTAAATGGTCTTTCCAGTGTTGACTTCTTGTACCGGCTTGTTACCCAAATCGGAAGTATAGCACTTGCACTGGATGGCATATTTGACCCCATCTTTTTCCGCAAGAACGTCAACGCCCTGGTCGCCGCTGCCGCGTGTTACCTCTACGTTACAAAATCCGATTTTGCGGAGGACATCCGCACACCAGTATTCAAAGCGATGACCGTCCATAAAATCAATGTTGTCCCACAACGATAAATGGGCAGAAGTTTCTTCCGGGTGCTGGTTAATGCCAAGATGCTTTTCTATATCAGAAATAGCTTTATCTGCCACATCGGCGGTGCCGGGAGAAAAACGCGAACGAACAAACCCAATATCATCGCAAAATTCAGTAAGGGCTTTTTCTTGAAATTCGCGGCTGTTTTTATACTTTCCGTCTATTTCAGACAAAGTTTCCTCTTTGATTCGAACTATGGCATCACACAAATGGAGTTGGTATTCGTCGCGTAAAGTTTTAAGCCTATACGTTGGGTCAAAGTTAAAATTGGCTTTAACCAAAGAAACCATTTTGACCAAATCGGCAATTGCTTGGTCGTACCAATGTACAAATAAATTGAGCGAAGGGGCATCTTCGCAAAAAGAAAGAGTAGTGCGCATGTCAGAAACCAACTTGTCCGCGAGTTGCTGTTGTTTTGCGGCAGAAGCGGGCGGTACAAATTCTTTTGTTCGCTCTGCTGTATCAGTGAGGTTAAGAGCGGTTGGTTTCTTTTCAGGCAGCTTTGCTTTTATCTTATCTTTGTTGACAACAAGAATAGCAATAATGACAGGGATAATAAAAACGGCTGCAGTAAATCCGCCACCAAGAATTTTATCCCCCTCTGGCGAAGTAGGAGCAAGAATTACTCCCAAGATAAGAACTACACAGGTAGCGGCAACCCATGTACCGATAAATATTGCTATGCGTTTAATCTTTTCCATAGCTGTCCCTCCTTTACCGCAACCATAACACATTTTATGCGAAATGTCCATTCGCAATTTGAAAGTAGGTGGTGCAAATGGCAAACGCAGACGGCTCCGTTATTATCAGGGCCGACATCGACGATAAACAGGCACAGAAAGAACTTAATGCGTTGACCAAAAAAATCGACGCATTACAGGAAAAGCTTAATAGCAAAAAAAGCAACCGGGATTTTCTTGCAAACAGAGCCGCAGATTTGGCGGACAGTTTGGAAAAAGAACAAGAAAAGCTTGCGCACATGAAAAGCGGGGATGAATTTTTTACAAGCTTTCACATCGAAAGGCAAACTGAGCTTGTTAAAAGTCTTCGCGGAGAATGGAAAGACGTAAACAAAAAATTGGACACGCAAAACGACAGAATTGCGGAAGCTGAGCGTGCAATAGACCGTGAAAAAGAAAAAGCCGGGCAATTGGCAACGCAAATAGCAGCAGCAAAAGAAAAAACTACCGGGTTTTCTGCCGCTGCGGAAGAAGCAGACAAGAGGCTGAAAAAGTTTTCTGATAGAGTAAAAACGCTTGCTCGTCGCGTGCTGGTGTTTTCACTTATCACGCGGGCGCTGCGGTCTTTGAAAGACTACATGTGGGAGGCCATACAAACCAACGATGAAGCTATGGCGGCGGTTGGCAGACTAAAAGGCGCTTTACGCACTCTTGCGCAACCAATACTGAATGTGCTTATCCCCGCGTTTATTGTTCTTGTCAACGTTATTACACAGGTAGTAAATGCTCTGTCCAAACTGGTGGCTATGATTTTTGGGACAACGGCGGATGAAGCGGGCAGAGCTGCTGAAAATCTATATAACCAGCAAAAAGCACTTAGCGGCGTTGGCGGGGCGGCAAAAAAAGCAAGTAAGTCTTTGGCAAGCTTTGATGAAATCAACAAACTTTCCGTGGATACTTCCAGCGGCGGAGGCGGCGCGGGTGCCCCAAACTTTGTGTCTTCCATGAAAGACCAAATCAGCGCGGTCACATCCCTGTTTGTGGGCGCTGGCTTGCTGGCTTTGGGCGCTATACTTACATTCTCCGGAATAAATATACCGCTGGGCATCGCACTTATGGCAATTGGCGCGCTGACTATTTACAGCGCAGTAAGCGAAAACTGGGGCGCAATAAAGGAAGCGCTACAGGGTGAACTTGCCGGTATCGTTGCAATTGTAAGCGTTGCTTTGCTGGCATTAGGCGCGATATTTGTGTTCGGAGGCGTAAATGTTCCTCTTGGCCTTGGCCTTCTTGTACTCGGAGCGGTTGGTCTTGCGGCAACTATAGCCGCAAATTGGGGCGTGATAAAGGAAGCGCTGCAAGGAGAAGTTGGACAAATCGTTGCAGTTGCAAGCACGGCATTGTTGGCACTTGGCGCGATCCTTTTGTTTACTGGCGCGGGGATTGCGCTTGGTCTTGGACTTATTCTTGTGGGAGCAGCAGGACTTGCGGCGGCCATTGTTCCAAATTGGGAAAGTATTGTAGAAGCGCTGCAAGGGCCGCTTGGGGAGGTTATCGGTAAGATCAGCGCAGCACTGCTTGTTCTCGGTGTTGTCCTTTTGTTTACCGGAGCCGGTGTGCCTCTTGGTCTTGGCCTGATTGCAGTTGGCGCTGTTGGCCTTGCTGCGGCAATTGCGCCAAACTGGAATTTCCTGCTTGACAAACTCAAGGGCGTTTGGGAAGACATCAAAGCGTGGTTTAGTAATACCGTGATCGGTGGGCTACTGAAAGCAAAAGAAAAGATTGCGGAATGGGGACACAATGTAATCGGCAAAGTAAAAGATGTGCTGGGTATTCATTCCCCATCGACGGAAACGACGCAGATGGGCGACTACATGATGCAGGGCCTTGCAAACGGTATCAATGAAAATCAGGGGCTTGTGCTGGAGCAATTCCAACTCGTACTTGATAACATTGACGCAGAATTTCTGGCATGGGAAGAAAACTTCATGACAGGGTTTTCTAAATTCAGCGCGGAGTTTAACAAGGCGTGGCTGGCACACTGGAGCCTGACAAACCGAAACTTTGTAATCCAGTGGAATTACATTATTGAGTCGTTCCAGCGCGGCATCAACAACGTCATTGATGGGTTAAATAGGCTTGTTGCCGCAGCAAATAGTTTGTCGGATCTGACAGGTAAGCATTATGGCAGCGTGTCACGCGTAAATGTTGCGAAGCTGCCTATTCCAAAACTTGCTACCGGCGCAGTTATTCCTCCGAACCGGGAGTTTATGGCAGTGCTGGGCGATCAGAAATCCGGGACGAACATTGAAACGCCCCTTGCTACGATGGTGCAGGCGTTCAAACAGGCTCTTGCGGAAAGCGGGTATGGTGGCAGCAATGAAGCCGTGTTGGTGCTGGACCAGGACGTGCTGGGCAAGGTCGTATACCGGCTGAACAAGGCGGAGGGTACGCGCATCGGCGTAAATCTGTCGGAGGTGCAGGGATGAACTACATCAAACTGAACGGCATCTCTTTTGACGCCGATGTGGCGATCTCCAAGTACAATCGAAACTTTAACGTGCTGGACGGCGAGAACGCAGGGCGCGTAATGACGGGCCGCATGGTGCGTGACATCATCGGAACATACCTTGGCCACAAGCTGACGGTTTTTCGGCGCGGCGACAACTACAAGGGACTGGACGATTTCTGGGACTACCTGTACAAACACAGCGTGGATAACTCCGTTATGCTGGAAGCGGCAGACGGTCAGACTACCATCGCTTATGAAGCGTATTACACCAGTGCGTCGCAGGACTTGGAGAAGGGCGATGGAGGCGTAAACTATTGGGGCGAGATCGAGGTGAACTTCGTCCCGATGGACGCGCAGCTCCGCCCCTGAGAGGTGCACTATGTCGAAAACGACTATTCTGTACAAGGACATAGCCCCCGGCGCAGCGGATGACGCAACTGTGGTCGCCACCGGCGGCACAGGAGACCTCACCCAAATTCCGCACGGAGCGGCTCCGGGTAAGCTTATTACGCTGGAACGGAGCCGCTGGGTGCTGGACGGCACTTTTGATGGCGTGTACGCGGAGGACAAGGTAGGCTTTTGGTCTACGGAGGTTTCCGGAGACAGCGGAGAGTTTACCAACCCGCCCAAAATCACCATGACGTTTACACAGCAGTATTCCAGCATGGGCATTCAGCTTACCTTTGACGAGGACACAGGAGAGTATTGCAGCGAGGTAGAAATCTCGTGGTATCAGGGCGCGGTGCTGCGGCGGGCGCAGTCGTTCCAGCCTGACAACGCGGTGTACTTCTGCGATTGCCGGGTAGAGAGCTTTGACAAAGTGGAGGTCACTCTGAAAAAGACCGTAGTTCCCCATCGGCGTGCGCGGGTCAATGAGATCGTGCTGGGCGTGGTGCGTAAATTCGGGATGAACGAAATACGCAACGCATCCATCGTAAACCAGGCGAACGAAGCCGCCGTAGAGCTGCCGGTGTCCACGCTGAACTGGACGCTGGACAGCCTGAAAGACGTGGACTATCTGTTCCAGCTGAAACAGCCGGTGGAGGTGTGGAACGACAACCGGCATCTGGGGACATACTACATTAACAACTCGTCACGCACGTCCGCAAACGTGTATGTGATAGAGTGCCAGGACGCGCTTGGAGTGCTTGGATACACGCCGTTCAGCGGAGGTGCATACCTTGATGGGGTGAGTGCGAAAACGCTATTAGAAACGCTTGCAAAGCCCTTTGAGGTGGAGTATGCGATCGATGTGGAGGACACAACGCTGAAAGGCGTACTTGTTAAGGGCACCAACCGCAGCGCTATCCAGCAGGTCATATTTGCATGGGGCGTCTGTCTGGCAACAGACGGCGGGAACAAACTGCGGGTATTCAACCAGCCAACAAAGCCTATTCTTATTCCACGCGGGCGGACGTTTGTCGGATCTTCCGTTACAACCGGCGCGGTTGTTACAAAGGTGAACGTGACGGCGCACAGCTATGTAGAAGCCAGCAGCGGCAACGTGACCATCAATGGGGTTAAGTACAAAGACACCCGGACGGTGTACAGTGCCATCAACCCAAACGTGACCGCATCCGACCGGGAGAACGTAAAGGAAGTCACGGCGGCAACTCTTGTATCTGATGAGATTGGGCAGGCAGTGGCGGACCGGCTGTACAAATATTATTCGCTGCGTGACACGAACACGGCGACCGTGGTATACGGTGGCGAGAAGCTGGGCGACTGCGTAAGCATTTACACGACGTGGGGCCTGCTGACCACAGGCAATCTTCACAAGATGGAGATAAAACTGTCCAACACGGTGGTGTACAACGCGGAAGTCACAGGCGCGTGGATCATCAGCCCGTACTTCTATTACAGCAACGACCTGTTCTCCGGGGAGGTGTAACCGATGGCGGAATATACAGCACAGGTGCCGAAGATAGCGGCGGCTGTACTGCTGCCGAACCCGGCGACCATCAACGGAAAGGTAAAGCTACAGGTAACGGTAATAGAGGAAACCGTCATCGTGTACCCAAGCTATTACTACAGCGGCGATCTATATGCGGGCGAAAGCCCCCATACGCCGTACCCGCGTGTACCACAAGCATATCATTTCTTTTGCGGCGATATTTACGCCGGGGAGGTATAAATGGCAATCAAGACAGTAAAAGCGACGATCAACGGCCAGACATACGACCTGACGCTGAACTCCGCAAGCGGCAAATGGGAAGCGACCATTACCGCACCGGGGAAAACATCGTACAATCTGGCAGGCGGCTACTACAACGTATCCGTCGAAGCAACAAACGAAGCGGGCACAAAGGGCAGCGCGGACGCATCTACCGTAGACGGCCTGAAGCTGGTGGTAAAGGAGACTGTGGCACCGGTCATCACCATCGTGTCCCCCACGGCTGGCGCGTATGTGGCAAACAGCAAACAGCCGGTGGTATTCAACATCACGGATGAAACCGGCGGTTCCGGCGTGGACATCAGCACCTTGGTAGTCAAGCAGGACGGCACGGCTGTAGCGGCGGCGAACATCACGCACACAGCTATTTCCAATGGCTACAGCGTGACCTACACGCCGTCTGCGGCACTGAGCGACGGCAGCCACACCGTGACCATCAACTGCAAAGACCACGACGGCAACGCGGCTACAGAGAAGTCCACGACCTACACCGTGGATACTGTTCCTCCGACGCTGAACGTAACATCTCCTGCGGACGGCCTTATCACGGCGGCTTCTTCTGTCACTGTGGCCGGTACTACCAACGATGCAACGTCTTCTCCTGTGGTCATTACCATCTCCCTGAACGGAACGGATCAGGGGACAATCCCTGTGGGCACCGGCGGCACCTTCTCCAAGGTGGTTACGCTGAAAGAGGGCAGCAACACCATTATCGTCAAGGCAAAAGACGCGGCAGGGAAGGAAAGCTCCGTCACCCGTGCAGTCACGCTGGACACGTCTGTGCCGAAGATCAAAGCAGCAACCATTACGCCTAACCCGGTCGACACCGGTAAAACTATGGTCATTAGTGTTACCATTGAGTGAGAGGTGATAGCTTGAGCAGAGATATTCGCGTATCGCTCCCCGCCGCCATCGTCTACGTGTCCGGCTCGGTCAACGGCAAGGATTACGTGTGGACGCTGGACGGCGAAGCGTGGAAAGCCACGGTAGACCGTGCTTCGGATGAAAAGTACGCCGTATCTTTGACGGCTATCAACGCGGCGGGCACAAGCGCCAGTTACCAGTTTACCCTTAACTACGGTATGCTGTCCCTTATTACGGACAGAACACAAGCAGACGTGGATGGCGTGATAGCCGCGCTCAGTCGAATAGAGGCTGGGCGCGGCACCCCGGCGGACGTGCTTCTTCTAAGCGATAACAAGGGGTCGTACAACTACACTGACCTGAACCGTGTTGCAGGAGCTGTGCTGTATGTGGCAGAAGAACTGGAAGCCAGCGGGTACAGCGTGACGGTTACGGCAAAGCAAGGGTGGACGGAAACGGACATTCCCACGCAGGCGGACATTGACCAGTACCTCGCGGACATCGCAGAAATACGCAATGCGTTGCCTGTTCCATCTGATACCCCAAAGGTGCCGACAATGCCGCTGGACTATCGAAAGGCCAACGACATTGAAAGTATCCTCATACTGGTAGACCAGCTTGTGCAGAACATAGCCAAGTCGTGGTTTTACTCGGGAGACTTGTACTCCAACGAAATCAAATAATAAACGTTACTCCCGGCCAATCGGGGCACGGGAAAGGGCAATAGGAGCCGACTATTAGAACGTAGTCGGCTCCATCTTTTTTGGAAAGGAGCAGATATGCAGGACAGAATTTCCCTTTATCCTGGCCGCGTCAAGCTCACGCCTGTTTCCGGGCAGGACAACGTGTACGACATGACCCGGCAGGACAACCCCACCACGGAGGGCACACCGTTGAACAAGTCCACACTGCTGACGGACGAGGTGGCGGAAACGCTTGGGCTTGACCCGGCAACGGCAACGCCCTCTCAGGCCATCGGCGCCGTGGCGGGCAAGGCAACGGACAAGAAGCTATCGCTGACGCTGGCGGCGGCAAGCTGGACAGGGAGCGCAAGCCCCTACACCCAGGGCGTGACCATCACAGGCGGAACGGCTACCAGTCAGGCGGACATTCAGGCAGACGCAACGGCGATACAGCAGATGCTGGACGACAGCACCAACGCTATCTACATCGCCAACAACAACGGGACATTCACCGCCTACGCTGTGGGCGAAAAGCCCACCGCTGACCTGATCGTTCAGGTGACGGTGTACGAAGTAAAGGAGGTAGTTTAACGATGGTTATTATCGGTAAATCGCAAATAGCGGGGGGGGGTACTGCTAAACGGTTAGAGTTTGAGTACACCGGAACGTACAACGAACGGTTGGAAGATGGCGTGGTGGAGTTGCTGACAAGTGGCGTGCTGAAGTTCAAGAAGGAAGCGGCCATTGATGCCTTTTTAGTTGGAGGGGGTTCTTCTGGACGGTCAGGGGCGAGGGCCACTTCTGGTGCCATTGCTGGTGGAATTGGCGGAAGTGGGGGAACTACCAAAACTCTATTGAACATCATACCAAGAGTAAACACAGAGTATCCTATCGTTATCGGTGCTGGTGGCGCTGCAACTTACACACCCGACAATGGCGGTCTCAGCGCAAATCCCGGAGGAGATACTGTCGCTTTCGGCTCTACTGCTGCTGGCGGAACGGTGACTTCGGGAGGTTCAGGAGGAGGTGCTGGCGCGAGGGTAGCAAAAGCGGCAAACGGCGGTTCGGACGGTGCTGATGGGGGTAGTTCCTCCTCAGGTTCCTCCTCAGATAAAGGCGGTACTGGTCAGGGCACCACAACGCGAGAATTTGGCGAAGCCACTGGCAAACTGTATTCTGGCGCTGGCGGAGGCGGGGATGGTTATTCGGGTAGTTATTACGGGAGTGTTGGTTTAGGGGGAGAGGGGGGAGGAGGAAACGGTGCACCCAGGTCTGGTTCAGGCTCTAATGGAACTGATAACCTCGGCGGTGGTGGTGGAGGCGCTGGAGGTTCAGAAATTTATTCAGGACGCTTTTCTTATTCAGGGGCTGGCGGCTCTGGCATCGTGTGCATAAGGCTACACAAAGAATAAACACGGCCTCCGTTTCGGAGGTCGGGAACGGAGGTTTATATGGCAATTACAGGCAGAGCGGTGACAGCAGGGGGCGGCGGAATTGCCAATCGGCTGGATTTCACCTACACGGGCGGTACATTCAACGAGCGTACCGCAGACGGTGTAGTGGAGTTTTTGGAAACCGGTATCCTTACGATGAAAAAGGATACGTATGTTGATGTATTCATGGTTGGCGGTGGTGCCGGGGGTGTGACTGTTACATCATCCAGCGGCAACGGCGGAGCCGGTGGAAGCAGTGGATGCACAAGAACTATCGTAAATGCTTTGCTGCGAAAAGGGGTGGAATACCAAGTTGTTATTGGTGCCGGGGGCACCGGAGGCGGCAACTCCGGCGGTGAAACTTCGGCTTTTGGCTATACGGTTTCAGGTGGAACTGTTGCCGCCGGGGGTTCTGGAGGCGGAAAAGGAGGCGTATCCGCAAGCGGGCAGACGAACGCCGGAGATGGCGGGTCAAACGGATCGGATGGTGGTAATGTCGGATACTCGATAACCGGAACCCCCGGAAAAGGACAAGGCGCCACTACGCGAGAATTTGGCGAGGCAATCGGCAAACTGTATGCAGGCGGCGGTGGCGGCGGCGCGGGAGTATACGGAAGCTTTGGAACTTCGGGAGCTGGTGGTGAAGGGGGCGGCGCAAAAGGTAATTCCACAACTGACGCTACAGCTAATACCGGTGGCGGCGGTGGCGGCGGGAAAGCATCCTCTGGTAGTTCCAGCCCCGGCGGTCAAGGAACTGCTGGCGGCAGCGGTATCGTGTGTATCCGTCTGCACCAAGACGACCCCACTGAGAACGTGCTGAGTGGAACGTGGAAGTTTAATGACACACTTACCATGCCGAGCGCTTTGTTTACAGAGAACTTCGATTATGACGGGACATTTGTCTATGCTGGCTCCAGTCTTTATGGCGTGATGGGTGTGAAGGTACTTTCTTCTGGAACTTATCTGTGCTTTGGGCATAACCCCGGCGACTTGTCGGCAAATTATATACAAGTGTATGGGTTTACAAACAACACATGGAACCAAGCAACAGCAAAAACCATAAAATTCTGGAACCGCTATCAGGTAGTTTCCCCGGAGTTCTACGCATGGTTCACCGCAAACGCCACCAAGATTTCGGATTAAGGAGCGTGATTAAGTGAGATACGCATTGGTTGAAAACGGTGTTGTTACCAACATCATCGAAATGGACAAGCGGAACGAGCAGTTCTTCCCCTCCGCCGTGTACACCGGTGACAGACCGGTGGGCATGGGCGACACGTACACGGAGGGCAAGTTCTACCGTGACGGCAAAGAGGTGCTTACGGCACTGGAGGAAGCCAACAACGAGATAGACAGCCTGACGCAGCAGCTGGGCGAGGCTGTGGAAACCATCTATCAGGCGGATATGGAGGTTATCGGATGAGCATGATTATCGGTAAAGCGTTAATTGCGGGGGGGGGTACTGTTGACCGGTTAGATTTTACCTATACGGGGCAGTACAACGAGCGCCTTGAGGACGGCGTTGTGGAGCTGCTGACCACAGGGGTGCTTACGTTCAAGAAGGAAACGGCTATTGATGCATTCCTTGTTGGAGGCGGGTCTGGCGGCTGCACCGGCTGGTATCGCAACTCCACCAATTATGGAGGCGGCGGTGGAGGCGGTGGCGGAAAAACGGTGACGCTGCTAAATATCACACCGCGAGCGAATACTGAATATCAAATCGTTGTGGGAGCCGGTGGCTCATCCGGGAAGAAGAACACCACCGAATCCAACATAACAGCGCCTACAAATGGTGGTGATACCACCGCGTTTGGTTCAACTGCCGAGGGCGGCAGAGTACCTACTGTAATGACTTCTGGCGGAACTGTGTATTCCGCGGGTTACGGATTGCTGATTTGCGGCGGCAGCGGTGGTTCTGGCGGCGGACAGAGTGTGGGGCGCGGCGTAACGTCGCCCTACAATATTGCAGGTGCAGGAGGAAGCGATGGAAGTGATGGCGGTGCAGCAAACCCTCAGCCCAGCGCGACTGCCTATCCTATAGGCACCGGCCAAGGAACTACTACGCGCGAGTTTGGAGAGACAACCGGCAAACTCTATGCGGGCGGAGGAGGCGCAGGAAACATTCTTGGTACGCCTACAGCTGGCGGTGACGGCGGTGGCGGTAATGGCGGAAGTAATGCCGCGAACATGAATGCAGCTGCTAACACTGGCGGTGGAGGCGGTGGCCAAAATGAATCCGGCGGAACCACCGCTGGCGCGGGCGGCAGCGGCATCGTGTGCATCCGACTGCACAAGGAAGCGTAACAACAAACTGAAAGGAGAATGACGATGTACAACATTATGACGAAGCTCATCAACAAGCGGTTCTACAAGACCCGTGAGGAAGCGCAGCAGAAGTGCGACGTGTTTTTCGCCGTGGGGCGCATCACAGACGAGCAGTACACGGAGCTGTGTGCGCTGATCGAGAGCGTGTACGCAGAATAAGGGGCGGGGAGATTACTCCCCCCGCTGGATGTAGGCTTCCTCGGCATCGAGCTGTGCCTGTTTGAGCGCAGCAACGGCCTTTTCAAGCTGAGCAATGGCGTCGGTAACGGCATTGAACAGAGTGAAATACTCGGGCATGGGAACACCTCCTTTCTGCAAGCAGGATAGCACAGGAGGCGTGTCAGAAACGGTCGAAGGGTGTCGAGGTGCAAAAATAATTTGAGAGGAGAACGCGGCGAATGGAACCGTGGGTACAGGGAGTGCTTTTGCCCATCGTGTTGGCTATGCTGGCAAGTAATGGGCTGTGGGCGCTGATAGGGAAGCGGCGGGAAAAGAACAATGTGGAACGGAAGATGCTGGTGGGTCTGGCGCATGACCGCATCATCCATCTGGGTATGGTGTACGTGACGAGAGGGTACGTCACGCAGGACGAGTACGAAAACCTCAATGACTATCTGTACCAGCCGTATGAAAAGATGGGCGGCAACGGCAGCGCAAAACGGGTCATGGAGGAAGTAAGGAAGCTGCCCATCAAGCGAGAGGCGTAAAGCCGGACGATAGGCGTAAAAGCCGGAAAGGAAGAATTATGAAGCTGAGCAACAAGACTTATGACATCATCAAGTGGGTGGTTATGATCGTGCTGCCCGCCCTAAGTGCGCTGTACGTGGGGCTGGGCGGCATCTGGGACTGGCCGTACATCGAGCAGGTGGCGGGGACTATCTCCTGCATCACCGTGTTCCTTGGCGCGCTGCTGGGCATTTCCAGCGCCAGCTATAAGAAATCTACGCTGGATGAGGAGGCCATGTAAATGGCCGCCCCGAAGGTGTACCTGTCCCCGGCTATGCACATGGCAAACCCCTGTGTATATCCCCGCCCGGACGGGAAACAGTGCTATGAGGCACTGGAGAACAACGAGTACATCGACATTCTGGAGCCGATCCTAAACCGCTGCGGCATTGCCACCAAGCGCGGCTATCGGCGCACTCCCATGAACGGCGACAACGGCAATGCCATCATGAAGCAGAACGTGAGGGAAAGCAACGCATGGGGCGCGGACGTGCATTACGTCAGCCACACCAACGCCATCAGCAACGGCGCGGAGCAGACACGGGTGAGCGGGTGCAACCCCATGTACTACACTTATTCCAGCAAGGGGAAGAAGTTGGGCGAGATCATGGTGAAATACCGCAAGCAGGTGTACCCCGGCAAGGTGACGCTGGTGCCAAACGCCAAGTGGTACGAGCTGCGGGTGCCGAACGCGGTGAGCTTTTACGAGGAACACGCTTTCCACGACAACCCCAACGACATCGGCTGGTGGCACGAGCACATGACAGAGGTGGCGGAGAGCGCGGCGAAGGGGCTGTGCGAGTATTTCGGTATTCCGTATGTGGAGCCGGAGAAGCCGCAGGAGCCGGAACAGCCGGAGACACCGGAACAGCCGACCGTGACCGAAACGTACACCGTGAAGGTGACGCGGAGCGCGGACGGGAAAAGCGGCACGTGGGAGATCGTGAAGTAAAATAAATCTGCTGGGCGGGAAAGAGCTACGACAAGCCGCCTCTTTCCCCGGCGTAAAGTCCCGCAAGCTCACGGCTAAAACCGTGTTATGGACAGCTACCACAAGCAGATACGGCGCAGATTGCAGAGTATGGCACCAAAACGGGCTATTGCGTATGTGATGAGCGCCCAGCTACCGCCTGACGAAGCGGTGTGCGTTATTGAATGTGACGTGAAGCGGAAGAGCTATTGTGAAACGGCGTTACTTCTGAATGTTTCTCCGGAAACGGTAAAGCGGTGCCGCAGGAGAGCGTATCAGAAATTTGCAGACGAAGAAAGAAGCCACACCTGAAAAGGTGCGGCTTCTTTGTTTGCGCCCGGTAGGGGGTGGAACCGGGCGTATAAAAAGGGAAAGATGCCCGCCGGGAGTATTCCGGGGTGGCTGATTTTATTATACATCGTTTCTGCGGTATTGTACAAGTAAATATTTCGCAAATTAACGGCCTTTTTCTGACCTTTAACTGCCCCTTTACGGGGGCAGTTTTTTGTTACGCTTATTGCAAGAAACGGAGGTGCTTGCATGGTTGAAAAGCTGGTGTCGTTGGGATTTACCCAGCAGATGGCGGAGGACATCATTTGGGCGTATCAGGATGACCTTCCGGGGCTGAAAGCCTATGTGCGGGTGATAGAAATAGTGGCGGCGCATGTATAGCTACTTCAACGAAAACCCACACGGGAAAAATGTGGGAGACTGCACCGTTCGGGCTATTTCAAAAGCCACCGGGAAAGGATGGGGCGAAACATACCTTGCTATGGCGGTGCAAGGGTATTTGGAAGGGGATATGCCATCCGCAAACGCTGTGTGGGGTGCGTATCTGCGGCGGATAGGCTACAGGCGGTACATGGTGCCGGATACTTGCCCGGATTGCTACACAGTCGGTAGGTTCGCCGATGAACACCCGAAGGGGACATTTATCCTTGCGCTATCCGGGCACGTCGTGTGTGTGCAGGACGGCGTGATCTATGACAGCTGGAACAGCGAAAACGAAATTGTTTTGTATTACTGGCAAAAAGAAAGTGAGGCGTAACTATGGCATTTAACCCGTATTTCAACCCTTATTACCCGCAGCCAATGCAGGACAACCTTGCCCAGCTTCGGCAGCAGCAGATGCAGACCATGCCGCCGCAGATACCGCAAATTCCGCCCATGCAGAACCCGGTGGCGCAGGGCGGCGTACAGTGGGTAGCTGGTAGGCCGGAGGCGGAGAATTGGCTGATCGCGCCCAACTCCGCCATTGCGCTGTGGGACAGCACGGCTCCCGTGGTGTACCTAAAACAGGCCGATGCAAGCGGCAAGCCGACCCTTAAGACGTATGACCTTGTAGAGCGCCTTGCAAGCGCCCCTGACACGCAGAAAGCCCCCGCCCCGGAATATGTGACCCGTAAGGAGTTCGACGCGCTGGCGGCGCTTGTGGGCGAAATGAAGGGCAAGAAGAAGCGCAAGGTGGAGGAGGAAGATGACGATGAGTAACAATCCGTTTTTCAATGCGTTAGGTGGCGGACAGATGCCGGGGTCGATGAGCGGCTTTCCCCAGCTTTTGCAGCAGTTCAAGCAGTTCAAAGCGAACTTTAAAGGCGACCCAAAAGCGGAAGTAGAGAAAATGCTGCAAAGCGGCAAAATCTCACAAGACCAACTGAACAAGATACAGTCAATGGCAAACCAATTTCAGGGGCTTTTCAAGTAATCAAAATCGTGGCCACGGTTTGATATAAATATTTTTTCAAAAGGAGTGATACTATGTCTCTTTCCTCTGACGGCACCATGCTGACTATGCCTGTGGCTCCTGCCAACACCGGCAACGGTAACGGCTTCGGCTGGGGCGGTGATGGCGCGTGGTGGATCGTGCTGTTCCTCATTTTCGCTGCGTTCGGCGGCTGGGGTAACGGCTTTGGCTTCGGTGGCGGCGGCAACGGCGTGATGGACGGTTATGTTCTGACCTCTGATTTTGCCAATGTCGAGCGCAAGATCGACAGTGTAAATCAGGGACTTTGCGACGGATTTTACCAGCAGGCGCAGCTTGTCAACGGCACCAACATGGCGATGGCAAACGGCTTTGCACAGGCCGAGCTTTCCCGCAGCAACCAGCAGGCGGCGCTGATGCAGCAGCTCACCGCCATGCAGATGCAGAACCAGGAGTGCTGCTGCGAGAACCGGGCGGCTATCGCCCAGGTGCGGTACGACATGGCGACGCAGGCTTGCGACACCCGCAACACGGTCAACACCGCTGCGCGTGACATCATCGACAACCAGAACCAGAATAGCCGCGCTATCCTTGACTTCCTGACGCAGAGCAAGATGCGCGATCTGGAAAGTGCCAATCAGGAGCTGCGCCTTGCCGCTTCTCAGGCTGCGCAGAACAACTACCTGATCTCCCAGCTGCGCCCTTGCCCCACCCCAGCTTACATCACTTGTAATCCTTGGGCAGGCAGCGGCTATGGCGGATGCGGAACCGGCTGCGGCTGCTGACAACTGCATAGCACCAGCTTTTCGGAATTTCCGAACTGTTCAGCCCCGTGCTGATACTGACACCAACGCGGCGGGGCAATAGCTCCGCCGCTTATTTTAACTGAGAAAGGAATGATTTTAATGGCAGAATTTACTTCTGCGGCAATTCAGACCGTTGCTGCTGGGCAGAACGTTCCACTGACGGAAACTGCGGTCAATAACAAGCCGTGCATCGTGCATCGAGCCGGAGCAGGTATCGTAACTTTGCGCGGGTTGACAAACCAGTGCAAGGCACGTTTTCGCGTAGCTTTTGGCGGCAACATCGCTATCCCTACCGGCGGCACGGTGGAAGCTATTACCGCCGCGCTGGCTATCAACGGTGAACCACTGAACAGCGCCGTGGCGACTGTTACCCCCGCCGCCGTGGGAAACTATTTCAACATTTATGTCAGCGCCATTGTTGAGGTGCCGAAGGGCTGTTGCCTGACTGTGGCTATGGAAAACACCAGCACACAGGCAATCAATTTTGCAAACTCCAACTTGACCGTTGACCGCGTAAGCTGAAAGGAGTAAACTATGAGTATGAAAGCAATGTACGATTTGCGCGATATGCTGTGCAAGGAGCTTGACGAGATCGCCCACAAAGGAGAGCTGGGTGCCGGGGATCTGGACATCGCGCATAAGCTGGTAAGCACCATCAAGAACATCGACAAGATCGATCTGATGGAAGATGAAGGGTACAGCCGTGACGGAGACTATTCCCAGCGGCGTTACTCCCGCGACGGCGACTATTCCCAGCGCAGGTATTCCCGCGACAGCTACGGCGGCGGCAGCTCCTACGCACGACGTGGCACCCATTATGTGCGCGGCCATTATAGCCGCGACGGCGCAAAGGATGACATGAAGCGCCAGCTGCAGGAGATGCTGGACAATGCGGATGATGATACTATCCGCAACGCCATTCAGCGGTGCATGGATGCCGTGGAGGGCTGAGAGGGGGTAGTTCCCCTTGATCGACGAAAAGGAACTTAAAGCCTGGATAGCCAGACTGGAAACGGAACAGTCAAGCTGGCCGAACTACGAGAAGTTGGCCGCGCTGTACATTATACAAAACCAGCACGAAGGGCAGAGAAACCCTGCACCGGTTGCTATGTATTCCAGCGCACCGGCTCCTGATGTGGTAGACGGTGACAGTGACTTTATGCAAGCGGTATCATCCCGCGCGCCGGAACAGGCGTGGGCCATAGTGGACGAGTTGATGGATGCGCTGAAAGTGACCAATGCGCGAATGTATGATAACGTGATGCGAAAGATGCGAGGATAAAGTATCCCCCGCCTGTTTTGGCGGGGGATATTCTTGTGTACTTAGTTTTGTATAACCTAAAGGTTTATATAAACTAAGTACTTACAGAAAATCAAATTCAATCCGGCGGTCTTTGTATAGCCGGATTTCTTTTATTTTGAGTTTCCAAAATGCTTGTTTATTTTCTTTGTTAAGTTGTTTGTATATTTCTTGCCATCCTGCGGAAAATAAGGTTGCAATTTCTTCTGGTGCGCGGCTTTGTGATTTTACTTGTGTAATCTCATCCATTTGTGATGTCAGTTCTGCATACTTTTTTGAGTAGTCCGTCTTTGAAATCATGTCGTCTATATATAACTCTGACAACTTGGATAGTTTTTTTTGTAAAGCCTTTAATTGCACATCTTGGTTTACTTTGGGTTCTTGCCGAGGCTTGGCTTGCAATTTGATCTGTATCTGCTCGTCTATTGTCGACAAGAGGTAATCTTCGATTTTCCATTCGACAGTAAAATTACCGTTGTTGCATCCTTTCCTCTGGGCAGACCCTTGACAATAGTAAGAGTAAGAGCACGCCCCGCTTGGCCGTGGAGACGGATGCCCTGTCATTCTGCGTCCACATTCTCCACAGACTATCAGCCCCGAAAAAATATACGTTCGATTGTAAGGGGATTTTCGCGTCACCCTGGTGCGTAAGTCTTGCACACGCTGAAATTCCTGCGGTGTTAAATACGGGGGTAATTTTATCCCGTGCCAGTCTCCCATGTATCCTGTGTTGTCCAACATTTGGCTGGCTGTTTGGTATTTAAGTTTTAATTCCGGTACTGCGTCCATCGCTTTTGTTATAGACCCTGTTTCCAAAAATGTGGAGAAGTATCTCCGTATAACCGGCTCCGCTTCTTTGTCTATAACAGCAAATTTCCCTTCGATTTTGTAGCCTTTCGGTAGATGACCGGTGCAAACCTCATTTCGATCTTTTTTTGCATCAAGCACTTTTTTTATGCGTTCACTGGCGCGGTCAGCTTCGTCCTGTGCTACAGAAAGCATAATGTTGATTTTCAACCGGCCAGCCGCTGTGGATGTGTCATAGTCCTCATAGATCGTTTTCCACGACACGTTGTGAGCTTCAAGGATTTCCTGCACCTTGTAATATTCACCGATGTTGCGAAACCACCGGTCCAGTTTTGTGACAAGAATAATGTCTACCTCATCATGCTTTACGGCTTCCAGCAGTTGAAGCATGGCGGGACGCTTTTCAATCTTCTTTCTGGCGGAAAACCCGGCATCCTGGAAAACGCCTACCACCTTCATATTGTGGGCTTTGGCGTATTCTTCGAGGTCGTTCTGCTGATCGTGAATAGACAAGCCAAACTTTTTCTGTTCTTCCGTGGACACACGCGGGTATAATGCTGCCCGCAATACTACATTCATTGTTTATCTCCTCCCTTATCTGGCGACAATGTATACTTTTTTGCATAGCGAAAATACATCATCAAAATAGCGGCAAAAAAGCCAATACCGACCGCAAGCAGCAAAAAGACAATCCATGCGAATATGCTGGCCTCTCCGCCCTGAATAAGCCCCTGGTGGGGGATACGGTAGTCAAAAAAGATATATCCCACGATAACAGCCATAAATATGGCGCACAAAAACGTAAGGCCATAAATAGCAAATTTTGTGTCCCGCGATTTCTTGCGGTGGTAGTTAATGGTTTTTGCCATCTGCTCCATGCCGCCCTCAAGATGGGCTATCTGCACATCGGCATCATGGATCTGTTTTTGGTGCTTCAACTGTTCGTTGGCTTGCGCCAGTTTATCTTCGGTAGTAAGGACCGGCTCTATTCCAAAGTATTCATCCAATGATATGCCGAGGACAGAACAAATAAGGCCAGCGTTATATACGCTTGGGTTTTTGCTGCATGATGCAAAAAAGTTTTTCACAGTACCTTCCGGTATGCCTGTTTCGTCAATCAACTGTTGCATTGATATGTTCTGAGCATCTCGTGCCTGGGCGCAAATTTCCTGTAAAGACCCTCGCATTTTATCCCTCTTTTCCCCTCAAAAAGTAAATTTGCCCGTATTGTGGTAAAGTTCCCCAAAATAGATATAGACAAAACAATCAAAAGATGGTTTTTGGTCTTGTCCGGATAACGTCATTTTTGCTATGGTGGACGTGCAGCCGGAAAGCCGGGAGGCCACCGGCGAGAATAGCCCCGCTGTCCGTTGCGGGAGCAGCGGGGCTATTTAACAAAGGCCCACATATAAACACTTCCCCCTGAAATATTTTTTAATTTGTTGCCCATTTGTGGGCAACAAACAGCTTGTACGTAACTATAAGTGTACTAACTTAGTTGTACACCGAGAAAATAATATGTCAAATTAAGAAAGGGGAAAGAAATGGACAACCAGGTAAAAATGGCCGCCGCACTTTTTATGATGCTAACCCCGGAGCAAAAAGACGTTATGCTTAATCTTGTAGAAAGCCTTTTATTAGAGCAAGCACAGTATCCTTTTGTTGAGGAGTAAGGCGCATAAAGCCGTCTACAAATTGTGCAAGCTTTGCTTCGTCCTCGCCCTTTGCGGCGGGGGCTTTTTTTGCGCTTTCCGGCGGCAGAACGGGCAGTTTATCCCCGTCCAGCTCCGCGAGAGTGATGCCGAAGTGCTCGGCAATCTTCTGGCGCGTCTTTTTGTGGGGGATATTTCCTCCGTCAATCCAGTTTTTTACTGAAGACTGACTGCACTCCAATTCTTTTGCAAGTTGATAGTTTGAAAAACCAACTATGCTTTTTATATACTTCAAGTTTGTAGCAAAAGGCACAAAAGTAACCCTCCAAATTTGTACATAGTGATACTCCAAATTATATTGACTTATGCTGCAAGTTGGAGTAATATAATATTCGTGGACAGGCAATAAAAACCTGCACCACCCCGATAAATAGGGCTGGCGTGATAGGAAAGTTTGTAGCAAAACCAAACTATCACAAATACTCTAATTTGTCAAGAAAATAATCTAACTTTGGAGGTGATATTTTGGGATTTGGTGAAAACCTCGCACGGTTGCAGGAGGAACACGGCGAGACGAGTTACCGACTGGCAAAGGCTATCGGCGTACATCAGACGTCCATTACGAACTGGAAGAACGGCATCAAGCCGCACCCGAAGCACGCGAAGCTGGTAGCGAAGCACTACGGCGTGAAGGTGGAGGAGCTGATGGGGACGATGCCGCAGGGGTAAGAAAAAGCCCCGCCCAGTGGTTGCGGCACTGGACAGGGCGTCTCCGAAACATCTACCAAAATGTTCTGCGGATAGTATACCACGACCGCAGAGGAAAGGCAAGAGATTATGACGTGTGCTGAAATTGCCGTGATGTTATGGGCACGGCAGAACGGAATGGAAATTATCGAGGTCGAGTACATTCGGCAGGAGGAAAAAGAATGAAAGAGATTAAAGTAAAGCTGACGTTTACCGAGCCGGTTTTGGGCACTTGCCCTAGGGATCCTGACATTTATCGTGCATTCGTGGCAAGCAATTCCCCGGATGCGGCCACGATGGAGGACGAAGTGGCCGCCATCGGCGTGGATGGCGTGGTGGAGAAGGGCAAGACCATCTTCCCGAAGCTGGACGATGGAACCCCGTTCTTCTACGACTATCAGATCAAGGGGTTCTTCAAGGACACTTGCGGCGGTCTGCGGAAGGTTAAAGGAACTACGTCCAGCGGCGTCAAGGCGTTCAAGAAGGAGATCGACAAACTGATTTTCGTGGAGCCTCGTACTATCCCTATCCTGTTTGACGGCGAGATGGGCGAGTGCTGCCGCCCGCTGCGGGCGCAGACGATGCCGGGTGAGCGAGTGAGCCTTGCGCTGTCCGAGCAGATACCCGCAGGGGCAACGTGCGAGTTCACCGTAGTGTGCCTGTGCGACGATCACGAGAAAGCTGTGCGGGAGTGGCTGGACTACGGTCGGTTTTCCGGCATTGGTCAGTGGCGAAACAGCGGGAAAGGGCGTTTTCGCTGGGAGGAAATTTCGTAACGCGACGGAAATGCAAGGAATAGAACAGCGTGGCTTAGCGTGGTGACGCAATGGCAATGCTACGAATGGCATAGCCAAGTTTCGCAACGGCGATGAATGGAGAGCCGAAGCGCGGCTGTGCATAGCAAAGGCAAGGCGACGCGGCGTAGAGCAAAGTATGGCAATGCAATGGAAGGGCAGGGCTGAGAATTGCGATGTGAAGGTACACAAAGCAAAGGCGATGCATGGATACGCCTTGATTAGAATTGCAGGGGATAAGCACAGAACAGATAAGTAACGTGTTGCAACGGCAATGAGTAGCAAAGATTTGTGATGACACGCAGAGGCATAAGGAGGAAACGACATGAGTTGGTTTGCATGGACGCTGGCGTTTATCGGCGCGGCGTGGCTGAGCTGGGCTATCGTCAAGGGCGTGGAGGCGCTGGGGCGATGAGAGAGCGGAACAGGCGGGCGCGGGAATACTCCCGTATGTGCCGCACCAGGAGATGGTGCAGGCGTATGTGGGTAGTGGCAATCGTCCTGTGGGTGATGCTGCTGGTGTTGGTGGCGTGGTGCTTGACGTTGCCGCCGGTGCAGGAGGACGTGGTGCAGTCACCGCCCACGGCGGAGATCGCGGAGCCGGAGGCGGAGAACCTGCTGGTATGCGACATTACCGGTTATTGCGCGTGCTGTACGCCCTACGCCCACATGAACCAGCGGGACGGCAAGGTGCTGACGGCATCCGGGCTGTGGGTGGACATCGGCGAGGCCGTGGCGGTAGACCCGGACGTTATCCCGCTGGGCAGCACCGTGACGCTGGGCGGTAAGACTTACATAGCAGCCGATACCGGGGTGTACGGCTACACGGTGGACGTGCTGATGAGCCACGAGGACGCGGCGCAGGCCGGTGTTGTGAAAGCGCTGGTGAAGTGGGAATGATCGGACTGGTGAACCGGACGGCTCCGCCCTGCAAGGACTGCCAGCGCAGACACGCGAGGTGCCACGGGGAGTGCGAGGACTATAAAGCGTTCCGGCGGGACGTTGAGACCGACAAGGCGAAACGCTACGCATCGTACAGCGAGGCTGATTTTTACAGCATGAACAGCGCAAGGCGCGAGAACGCCAAAAAGGCGGTAAGAAAGAGGGATGGAAGATGAAGGTCTATAAGGTAACAGACAAGGACATGAAATGCCGTGGGTTCCAGTATGAGCTTGGCAAGACGGCGGAGGTCGAGGGCGATATTGAATTGTGCAAAAATGGGCTGCATGCCTGCGAAATGCCGTTGGATGTACTTGGCTACTACGCGCCCACCGGCGATAGGGGCGCAGCATCCGCCACCGGCTTGAGGGGCGCAGCATCTGCCACCGGCAAATACTGTGTGGCTATGACAACCGGCTTTTTTGGCCGCGTTATGGGCGATATCGGCAACGCTATTGTCTGCGTAGAGCGTAGGGATAATGGAGAGATCGCCTCCATCCTTGCTGGCATCGTGGATGGTGAAACGCTGAAACCCGGCGTGTGGTACACCGTTAAGAACGGCCAATGGGTGGAGGTATAGGAATGAACCGACTGAAGGAACGGCGGTTGGCGCTGGGACTGACGCAGGAGGCGGTCAGCGGCATTCTGAAGCTGGCAGACCCCCGGATGGACGTGAGCATGGTGAGCCGGTTTGAAAACGGCGTGTGCCTTCCCACGGAGGAAGTCACCGAGGCGCTGGAGGCGGCGCTGTGGGCCAGCAGGGCGTATCTGTTCGGCGAGGACGAGAAAGCGGAGATGCCTATGCGTACGGCGGAGACAGAGCGGATCGCCGGTCTGATCCCCAAGGGGCGCAGGAACGCCATCAGCCGGGAAGACCTGGCGGCGGCGCTGCACACCACCGACCGGAAGATGCGAAAGGCCGTGGCCGAGGCAAAGACGCAGGGCGTGATGATCTGCAACGACGGGGACGGGTACTACCAGAGCGACGAGCTGAGCGACCTGTGGCGGCAATACAGGCGGGAGACGGCGCGGGCTAAGTCTATCCTAAAGGCGCGGAAGCCTATGCGGGACGTGCTGAAAGCGGCTGGGAGGCCGGTATGATGCGAGTTAAAAAGAAAAGATGGGAGCGCAGAGACACCGGCGTTTTGTACATCTGCGATGATTGTGGTGCGGAGTTTGAAGACCCGGCCATGTGTACCTACAAACATTACCCGGACGGCGAGTTCGGTGAGGAAATGACAGAATACCAATGCCCGTATTGCGGCAGTGAGTATGTGGGAAAGGCGGAAGAATAATGCTGAAATCTTTTGACGAGTTAATACAGGTGGATGTAAAGCCGTTTTGCGATTTGCGCGACGCAAAGGACGAGAAGGGTAATGTTATCAAGGTCCCTTATTTGAGTTGGGCAAAGTGCGCCAAGTTGCTCCACGAAAACGGAGCATCCAGCGTGTGGTATGCTCCTCGGCGGTGCCCGGAAACAAATACATACCTGTGGCCGCAGGCCAAAATTACTACCAGTAAAGGAAGGATTACAGAATGCTGGTTTGTGTCTGTTGAAATCCACATTGACGATTTGGAGTTTTCCTACGACATGCCTTTGCTGAACGGATCCCTTGTGGTGTATGAGGACACGCTGAACCAACTCCGCATAAACAACGCGCTGGCGAGAGCTTTCGTTAAGGGCGTTGCCGTTCGCACCGGACTTGGGTTTGACCTTTGGGCAGAAGGTGACGGAGACGATGGCGAGGACGATTTGAGCCGTCACAGTATCTTTGCCATAAAGGAGAGACTTGAAAGGCTAATCACCATGAAAGAACGAAATGGGCTTGACCACAACGACCTGCTTCGGGGACTTGGGATCAACGAAAAACAGCTTGTTCAGTTGATGGGATATTTTGCAAAGCTGGACGCGCTTGAAAAGGCTGTGAGTAAGCTATGATACGAAACCACGACAGAAGCGGTTGGTTTGGCGCAAGCGACACCGCCACCATCATGGGGAACTGGAATACAGATACATTCCGCAGATGGTGGCTGGTGAAGCTGGGTGTTAGAAAAGGCAGGTTTGTCACACCGTCAATGCAATGCGGAACGGCTTACGAGCACAAGATACTTGATGCGCTGCATGTAAAGACACGAGACAGGCAGATACGCATTCGTTCGCTACGTTTGCGCGTGAACTATGACGGGGAAAGCAGACAACTCATTACCGAAGTGAAAACGCATAGCAAACCTGTATTCAAAGTTACGAAAGCGTATTGGCAGCAGTGCCAGGTGGAGATGTTTGCCAGCGGATGCGGGTTGTTCCGAAAGAGAAAGTTTTGCAGGATTGTGGCATACCGCGTTACAGAAGACGAATTGTTTAATTTTTTTCTGCCAATAGACGAAAACAGGTTGACACAGCACAAGGTTGATTATGACGCGGATTGGGTCGAGGGGTGTTACCTACCTCGTCTTAGGTATTTGGCAAAATGCCTACGAACAGGGCATTGGCCGCAGGAGGAAGAATTATGCAGCAGGTGACAGTCGATGGCGCACGGTGGCAGCAGGACAGTGATGGCGCGTGGCTGGCGCTGCGTGTGAAGTCGCCGCAGACCGCGATGGACGTGTGCGACGCGCTGAAGCCTGGCAAGGAGTACAACGTGACCATCAAGGGCAAAGGCCGGAGCCTGGATGCCAATGCCTATTGCTGGGTGTTGCTGGACAGGCTGGCGGCACACTACGGCATCTCCAAGCAAGAGGTGTACCGGCAGGAGATACGGAACATCGGAGGCGTGAGCGAGGTGCTGTGCCTGCGGGAAAAGGCGGCGGATGCGTTTTGTAAGGGCTGGGAGCGTAACGGCATCGGCTGGATGGCCGACAAGGGCGCAAGCAAGCTAAAGGGCTGCGTGAACGTGACAGTATGGTACGGAAGCAGCACCTACGACACGGAGCAGATGTCGCGCCTGATAGATGCCGTCGTGGAGGATTGTAAGGCGGTAGGTATTGAGACGATGACGCCGGAAGAGCTGGACGCGCTGGTGAACCGGTGGGGAGAGGTGAGCGCATGAACAAGCTGCACATACAGCCCTGCTGGACGTGCAAGAAGTGCTACGGCGACTGTAGCTGGTCGAGGAAAGGCCCGGAGCCGGTGCCAGGATGGGACGCTACGCCTACGGTGAAGAAAAAAGGAGGCCGCAAGGCGGGTATCATGCGCAGCTACGCCATTCACAGCTGCCCGGAATATGAGTGGGACGGGACGGAGGAAGCGCATGGAGAGTAAGAGATGCTTTTTGTGCGGCAGGAATGACCCCAGCGATCCGTTAGAGAAACATCATCTCCTGGGCGGCGCGAACCGCAAGAAGAGCGAGAAGTACGGTCTTGTGGTGTACCTGTGCGGTAATAGGTGCCACAGGAACGGAAAGACAGCCGTACACCGCAGCGGCGAACAAATGCGCAGGCTGCGGCGGTACGGCCAGCTAAAGGCCATGCAGGAGCAGGGCTGGACGGAAGAGGATTTCCGGCGAGAATTTGGAAAAAGTTACTTATAAGGAGATTTGATATGCTGAACAAGATTTTCATTATGGGTCGGTTGACCCGCGATCCGGAGTTGCGCAGGACACAGAACGGCACCGCCGTTGCCAGTTTTGCCCTGGCGGTAGACCGGGACTTTAAGAACGCAGACGGGACCAAGGACACGGACTTCATCGACATTGTGGCGTGGCGCGGTACGGCGGAGTTTGCTTCCAGGTATTTCACCAAAGGCCGCATGGCGGTGGTGGAGGGCCGGCTGCAAATGCGTGACTGGCAGGACAAGAACGGCAACAACCGCAGAAGCGCCGAGATCGTGGCGGACAATATGTATTTTGGCGACAGCTGGAAGGACACGGACGCGAAGGTCACGTTTCCTCGGACGGGCGGCAATAGCCAGTCCGTGGAGATGGACGAGGACGACATGTCAGATTTGCCTTTCTAAGGGGGTGACGTGAATGGGCAAGATGCAGGAGGAGATCAAGGCGCTGCGCAGGCAGAACACGCATTTGCAGAACGTGGTGCAGCGGCAGCGGGAACGGCTGGCAGTCATAGACAAATATAGGCGTGCTCTTGACGCGCATTACGCTGCATGCGCTATACAGTTTGGCGAGAAGCGCGAAGACTGCGACGTGTTATGGGGGTATCACTTGGAGATACCCGCTGAACTTGTGGAGAAAGGCAAGACTTACACAGTAAATTACGGCTTTGATCCAGAGCGGATTATGTACATTATTGGCGCATACCCGAAGGATTGAGAGGTGGCGCAATGGCAAGAAACTATGCTGCACTCCCCTATGACTATTTAGAGGAGATGGAAGCACTCAACGATGCAGAGTTCGGTCGGCTAACGCGGGCATTGCTGGCATACAGCATGACGGGAGAGCAGATAGCGCTCTGTGGCAATGAGAGATTTTACGCCAAGCGCGTTATGTCTCAGGAGGATCGGTTTAAGGCAAGCTACGAGGAAGTGTCCGTAGTGCGGAGCGAAGCAGGTAAAGCTGGAGCTGCTGCAAGATGGCAAAATGGCAAACGCATTTTTGCCAATGGCAAAAATAGCAAAGACATCTCTGCCAATGGCAAAAATGGCTATACCGAAACCAATACCAACACCAATACCGATACTCTGCCATCTAACGATGGCAAGAGTGATACACGCGCGGCGCGCTTCGCACCGCCATCCGCTGATGATGTATCCGCCTATGTGCAGGCGCAGGGGTATCACGTCAACGCAGAGCGCTTTGTAGCCTTTTATGAGCAAAAGGGCTGGATGGTGGGCAAGAACCGCATGAAGGACTGGAAAGCCGCCGTGCGGAGCTGGGAGACCAGGTGGAAGGACGAGCGCCGACCGCAGGAAAAGGGCAGCGGCAACGTGTTCCTGGAGATGCTGGAGGATAGGCTATGACAAGGGACGAAACGCTGAAGATCATGGCGGTGCTGAAAGCCACGTACCCAAACTTCTACAAGGACATGACGCGCAGGGACGCCGAGGGAGTTGTAGCACTGTGGGCGGATATGTTTGCCGAGGACAGCTACAACGCCGTGGCGGCGGCTGTAAAGGCGTTTATCGCGTCCGACAGCAAGGGGTTCCCCCCGGTGGTGGGACAGGTGAAACAACGTGTTACGGAGCTTGCAAGCGCAAAGGCTTTGCCCGGTAATGTGAGCCGTGGCAGCGAGAAAGAAGCGGCATGGATGCGGCGGTATATCAACGTTGACCACGGCGGGCTGGGGCGTATCTCACAGTACGCGAGAGAGCATGGCACAACGTGGGATGAGGCGAAGGCGGTGCTGCATGGATAACGGCATCTGGAAAATCGCCACGGCGAAGCTGTGCGGACAGTGCATCCGGGACATGGAGGACGAGTACATCTTTGCCCCCGTGTGGCGGCGGACGCTGGGCGGCACGTGCGAACGGTGCGGAAAGATGCGCATCGTCCATGAGGTGCAGTACACGATGAACAAACGAGGATTGGAGAAAAGAGGACTGGAGAATGGGCTTGAAAAGTGACGATCTGGCGCGGCTGTCCCCGGCGGCGCAGAAGCAGGTCATGGAGAAGATGCGGAAACCGGGGAAGTACAAGGCGCAGAAGACGAAGCGCGGGAAGCTGACCTTCGACAGCAAGAAGGAGGCGGAGCGCTACGACGCGCTGATGCTGCTGCAAAAGGCCGGTGAGATACGGGGGCTGAAATTACAGGTGCGGTACTGCTTGCAAGAGGCGTACACGACGTTTGATGGCGAACGGGTGAAAAGTATCGACTACATTGCGGACTTCGTGTATGAACGCAGAACGGCTCCTGACAGCTACGGCCAGCGGTACTGGTTGCCGGTGGTGGAGGACGTGAAGGGGTATAAAGATCCGAGTAGCGCTGCGTATAGGGTGTTTTCCATGAAAGCAAAGCTGTTCCGCAGTAGGTACGGGTTTGCTATCCGGGAGGTGTGAAGCGTGAAACAACAAATCGCATTGAACGTAGATTGCATGGAGTATATGCGGACGCTGCCGGATAAGGCATTTGACCTTGCCATCGTAGACCCGCCATACAGGGACGAAAACAAAGCCCCGACAAAATGGATGCGGGACAGCATGAGTTGCAAAGGATTGTTTCTTGCAGGGGTTCCAACAGCCGGGTATTTTGCGGAATTGGAAAGGTGTAGCAATTCTCAAATTATTTTCGGGGCAAATAATTTCGGACGTCCGTTCAAGGGGTTCATATCATGGGATAAAGGGGTTCGTGGTGCAGATAGGTATTCGCAATGCGAGATTGCTTCGCTATCGGATAATCTATCAACGGTTTCGTTTGTTGCGGAAGTCCCAATTTATGGAAACTACAAAGGAAAAATTCACCCCACGCAAAAGCCCGTGGAGCTGTACGAGTGGATATTGACGCGCTTCGCAAGGAGGGGGGACAAAATCCTCGACACGCACCTCGGCAGCGGCTCAAGCCGTATTGCCGCGTATAACCTCGGCTTTGACTTCGTGGGCTGCGAGATTGACCGGGAATACTACGAAAAGCAGGAGGAACGATTTGCGGCCCACACGGCACAGGTAAGGATGTGGTGACAAATGGGTAAACAGCATTTGAGCAGGGACGACCGCATCTTTATGCGTGGCAAGCTGCAAGGCACACGGGAGAACATGGACATGGTGGCAATGGTGCTGATGGACAAGTGCGGCTGGCACGTCCAAGAGGAGACATCGGACAGCCGGGACACCCACAGCATCGCGTATCTGTACGAGTGCCTGGAGAAGCTGGCGGAGGAGATCAACGAAGGCCGCATCAAGCGGAAGCACATTAAGGACGTGCTGAAGGACGAGTGCGGCGTGGTGTTTGGAGATTGATATGAAAGTTTTGGAGTTATTTGCCGGGACACGGAGCATTGGCAAAGCGTTTGAAGCGCGTGGGCACGAAGTGTTTTCCATCGAATGGGACAAGCGGTTTGAAAACATCAATTTATACGCAGATATTATGAACGTCACAGCCAACGACATTATCCGGGAATTTGGCAGACCGGACGTGATATGGGCCAGCCCGGATTGCACAACGTTTTCCATCGCGGCGATAAGCCACCACCGGCGCAAAAACGAAGAAACAGGGAGCCTTGACCCTGTAAGCGAGTATGCGAAGTTCTGCGATAAGGTAGACCAGCACGTTCTTCGGTTGATCTTGGCGTTGTCCCCCGTGTATTGGTTTATCGAGAACCCGAGGGGCGGCATGCGGAAGATGACGTGGATGCAGGGCTTGCCGCGGTATACGGTCACGTACTGCCAGTACGGAGATACGCGAATGAAGCCGACGGACATCTGGACAAACCATCCTGATCCGCAGTTTAAGCCGATTTGCAAAAACGGTGATCCATGCCACGAAAGAAGCCCAAGAGGGGCAACCATCAGGGAGGCAAAGCAAATGGGTATCATCCTTCCCCGTGGTGGAACAAGTGCGCAGAAGAACAGTATGGAAAGGTCAAAGATCCCTACCGCCCTGTGCGAACACATCGTGGACATTTGCGAAGGTGGCATGATGACGTGCGAGCTGGGATAAGGAGGAATGACATGACAAGAGACGAGATCGTGACCGCGCTGCGGTGCTGCGGGGGAGACGGTTGCGAAGGATGCCCATACACTGAAACTTTTGCCGTAGACGACGAGAAATGTATCGGGGAAGCGATGGGTATCGCCGCTGACCTGATCGAGAACCAGCAGAGGCACATCGAGGCACTGATGAAAGCCAACGACAGCTTGAAGGACGCCATTGCGCGGCGGGATAAGCAGATCGAGGACATGAAGCAGGGCATGGCACAGCTGGCAAAGGCTGTGGCGGTGAAGGAGGAGGCGGAGTGATGGAACGACTGACAGAGCGACTTAGAACTGGTGATGTTCTTATGGCATCAGATTACGAGGAGAAATACACGGAACAAGAGTGGATCTGTGTGCTGCAAGACCGCCTTGCCGCCTACGAGGACACGGGGCTGACGCCGGGAGACATCAAGGAATTGCTTGACATGGCTGTGTCGAAAACAGACAGGGTTTTGCGGCTTAAAGAAGAATTGCACACCATAAAGAACGAGCTATGCCAATACTGCGGGAAGTACAAACAAGCACACGAGGGCGCCTGTTATGGGTGCAAATGGAGGGAAATGTGATGGATGCTATTAAGTTTGTAAAGGAATATCTGCGTATGTGCACAAAGGTTGATGAGTGCGAGGATTTCCCTGTATACAAGACTGACTTTTGTACTGTACCTGCTAAGGAGCGTTCACAGGAGAGCGCGGAGGAGATTGTCGAGCTGGTCGAGGAATGGGCTGCCGCACATCCACGCAAAACGCGGCAGAGTGTGTTTCTGGAGCAGTGGCCGAATGCGCGCCCTGCGGATGATGGGGTGTTGACTTTTTGCCCAAAAAGGTTTGACTTTCACGTTTCATGCTTAGCAGAATGCCATTCGTTGAAAAAGTGCAGTGATTGCCGCCGCGAGTTCTGGATGCAGGAGGTGGAGTGATGGCTGACCTGAAACCGTGCCCGTTCTGTGGCGGTGACCGAATAGAAATCTATGATTTAGGTCATCAAGAAACACCATGTTGGTTTGTTACTTGCAATAATTGTGGCGCTGAAATATCAGGTTTTTGGCAAGAAAGTGGAGCAATCGAAGCATGGAACAGGAGGGCTGACAATGGCTGACCAAATGCAGTTATATGACACATCGGAGAAACAATCAAGTAACAACACAGGTAAAGCTAAACGGAAGTGGGAAAATGGTTTCCAGAGATGGAGCAATCGGCACAGTGCAGATGGTGGTAGCTCTTTTGGGTGCTGTGGATTTGGCAGTATGTGTGACTATTGTGAGGATAATACGTATGGACGTCCGTGTGTCAGGTCGCTGAACGCCATGATCCGCGAAAAGCGTCTGAAAATCGACTACGAAAAGACTGGTTACGAAGAAGTATGGGAGGGGATTTTTGACAATGGCTGAATACATTGATAAAAACGCCACCGTTGGCATTTTGGAGGCCATGAGCAGAAATGCAGACTGTGAGTGCATTAAAAAACGACTTGAAAAGGCAGCAAAACGAGTAAACACCATGCCAGCTGCTGATGTTGCTCCGGTGGTGCATGGACGGTGGATGTACGAAAAAACGGAAGGTGGTTTTCACATTTGGAGGTGTAGCCGATGTGGTAGAGGTATGAATGACAACCCGGAGGGAATTGACTTGTACTGCTATCACTGCGGTGCGAAAATGGACGGTGTGGAATGAAAATCTACAAAAATCCGTGGGTGACGCGGGAAAGCTACTTCGTAAAAACCGGCGCGGCAAGATCGGCAAAAATGGAAGCGGCAAAAAGCACTGGCTATTCCGTTGACTTCTGGGACGGCAAATGGAAGGTACGCAAAGCAACGTACTATAACAAATCTTTGGATGAGATGCCTGTGGTGTGCGAGAACAAAGTGAGCATACAGGCGGTCATCGGAAAGGCTGTATTGGACGCGGTGCGTGGCTTTGCTGGGGGCGGAAAGTCGGATGGAGAGGAAACGCCGCAGGCGGGGTGGCTTCCGGTATACGAGAGCGAGATAACCTGGTGGGACCCCGCGCTTGCAGGGCGTGACCCGATCGGTGGCTACGTTTGCTCGAAGTGTGGTTATGAGGCGGTGTATAGCTGCAACGATGAATACGTTTTGTCGGATTATTGCCCCGGATGTGGGGCGCGAATGGCCGGAGGGGCGGAGTGATGGGAGAGCACAAGCACAACCCCACGGCCACCGCCGCGAAGAACGGCGAACTGCCGCCGAAGAAGAAGCCGATGGGCACGGCGGAGAGCCGGGAGTGGGTGTACACATGGATGCGGGAGCACACGCCGCTGGGCATTATGGAACGAGAGATAAGGAGGAATTGTGATGGCGGAGTATATTAAAAGAACGGCAGTGTTTGAACAGTTCGACAATGCCGATGCGGATGTATGCGAAACAGATGACTTCGGTGGAGTTGACTATGGGTTTGGTATGAAGAACATCAAGGAACTCATAAATGCCATTCCCGCCGCTGATGTTGCCTCGGTGGTGCATGGGCGGTGGATTGAGGACCATGATTATCTCAAATGCCCAGAGTGCAGCGTGATGGTTAAGTGGGATTTTACATTTTTCGATATTGGGAATTGGAATTACTGCCCCAACTGCGGCGCGAAGATGGAAGGAGAACAGCCATGAGAGTGAAAATGGACTACAACAACTTGGTCGAGGAGATCGACAGAACGCTGAGTGAGAGCAAAAGCAGAGTCGTAAAAGAAAACGCCTTTGGCATCTCCGTTGGCCTCAAACTGCTGTCTGGGTATCTTCGTGACATCGCGCAGAGGGCTATTGATCTGGAAGATGACAAGCTGATCGAACTGTGCGTCGGAATGGGGATCTTGAAGCGGGAGGAAAAGGCATGAGCAAGGCCGTGATGATAAGCATTCGCCCGAAGTGGTGCGAGAAGATTTGTAGCGGCGAAAAGACCATTGAGGTGCGAAAGAGCCGCCCGAAGCTGGAACCACCGTTCAAGTGCTATATCTACTGCACGCAAGCAAGTGTCAGGTATCAGACCATCTGTGGTTGTCATGTGCTGAACAGCGATGAATTGTATCGCCACCCAGAGCAGGGCATTAAACACGGCTACAGCATAGAACTAATGCTGTGTGAAAATTACACGAAAGACAATTTCTTAAACGGCAAGGTCATCGGAGAGTTTACCTGCGACCGCATTTACAAGATTGACAAGGATAGTACGGATTTTCTTTTTAAGGCCGGGGGACTATCCGTTTACAAGCAAGCTGCCGAAGAAAAGTGTGGCCTGTGTGTGGCTATGACAGACGATGAGCTGCACGACTATCTTGAACATTACCAGGGCTACGGCTGGCACATCTCCGAACTGAAAATCTACGATGCGCCGAAGGATCTGGACGAGTTTACTTTTCTGCGTGAAACGAAATTTGGCTCAGAGCCAGTGACGATCAAGCGCCCACCCCAGAGCTGGTGCTATGTGGAGGAGGGCTGACATGAGCGAATTCCCGGAACGGCTGAGAAAGCTGCGGGAGAGAAAGAGACTGAAGCGGTATGTACTGTCGGAGCGCTGCGGGCTGAATTCGGACGCCATACGCCGGTATGAGCTGGGCACGGCGAAGCCGACGATGGACGCGCTGAAGAGTATAGCGGATGAATTCGGCGTGTCGGTGGACTATCTGATGGGCAGGACGGACTATCCCTGCGTGGTAGATATTGCCGAAAAATAATTTTTGAAAATTCCACTTAAAAGTGGAAAAATTGAAAAAACACACTTTATCATGAGAGATGCAGGGGCAAACTCTGCATCTCCATTCTTTTTCTTTTCCCCCTTCTTTTCCTGATGGGCGGGGCTTCGGCTCCGCCCGGAGGGAGCAACGCACGGGGAACGCACGAAAAACACACGGAGAACGCACGGAGAACGCAATATGCCGCAGGCCGATGCCACCCCACATTTCGGGGAGCGGGAGGTCGCACCTCCCGGGCGGCAACAGATGGCAAGCCCCATGCGGGCAGACGGACGTCCATTTTATTTGATGCGCTTTGGCAATGTGTCCCAGGGAAGACGTTGATGATCTGCTGGTAGAGCGCCAGCAGCATAATCAAAAGAAAGCTCAATAGGTTCAGGTGAGGCGAAAGCCGAATACAGACGTGCCAATGACAAAGGCCAGTGGTGGGAGGCCGGTGCGTCAGACAAAACGAGGTGATAACATGGCTGCGAGACTGACAGACCGTCAAAAAAAGAAAATACTGGCGGATTATCTGGAAAGCGGCAGCTATCGCGCCACGGCAAGGAAAAACAACGTAAACCCTACCACGGTGAAGCGCGTTGTTGAAGCAAGCGACGACTTTGAACAAAAAGCCGCGGAGAAAAAAGCGCAGAACACGGCGGATATTCTGGCGTATATGGAGAGCCAGCGGGATGTGGTGTGCCAGATCATCGGAAATGGGCTGGCGGTGCTGAACGACCCGGCAAAGCTGGCGGAGGCCACGCCCAGCCAGATCACCACGGCTATTGGGACATTGATAGACAAGTGGACACTGCTACAAGAAAAGACCGCTAATGATGACAGCGAGAAGGTTCGGGTGATAATTGATGTCTGACATCCGCCTGTCTGAAAAAATCGGCTCTGCGTTCTACGACGTGGCGCATGACGTGTTTCACCACGGTCACACGCACTACGATTTTAGCGGTGGGCGCGGCTCACTGAAGTCCTCCACGGTGTCTGTACTCGTTCCCCTGCTGCTGATAAATAATCCGGGTACACACGCGCTGGTGCTGCGTAAGGTGGCAAACACCATTCGTGACAGTGTGTATGCGCAGTATATCTGGGCAATCGGTGAGCTGGGTATGGCGGCGTATTGGGAAGCGAAGGTTTCCCCGATGGAGCTGATCTACAAACCTACCGGACAGAAAATCATGTTTCGGGGTGCTGATGACCCCATGAAGATCAAGTCTATCAAGGTGCCGTTTGGCTACATTGCCGTGACGCACTTTGAAGAAAAAGACCAGTTTGCCGGTCGTGCCGAGATACGAACAATTTTACAGTCCACAATGCGCGGCGGGTCGAAGTATTGGAACTTTGAAAGCTACAACCCGCCGATAAGCCGCGATAACTGGGCGAACAAGGACAGCCTGGAAGAACGCACAGACAGGCTGTGCCACAAGTCAACGTACTTGCAAGCCCCGCCAGAGTGGCTGGGTGAGCAGTTTCTGGCAGAGGCGGAACATCTCAAGGCCACGGACGAGAGAGCGTACCAGCATGAGTATTTAGGTATTCCTGTGGGTACGGGCGGCAATGTGTTTGACAACCTGGAGCTGCGGGAGATCACCGACGAGGAGATGTCGCATTTTGACCGCATTTACCAGGGCGTGGACTGGGGTTGGTTCCCGGATCCGTTTGCTTTTATCCGGCTGCACTACGACCGTGCGAGGGAAACTATCTACCTGATGGACGAGATATACCAAAACAAGCTCACAAATGAGGCAAGCGGGAACATCATCATCCAGCGCGGGTACAAAGACGCTTACATCACTTGCGACAGCGCGGAGCCTAAGAGTGTAACGGACTACCGCGCTATGGGCCTTCAGGCAAAAGCAGCGGTCAAAGGCCCAGGCTCTGTTGATTACGGTATGAAGTGGTTGCAGCGGCGCAAGATCGTCATTGACCGGAAACGCACACCAAACGCATACAACGAGTTCGTAAATTACGAATACGACCGAAACAAAGACGGAGATATTATCAGCGGCTACCCGGATGAGAATAACCACTTGATAGATGCCACACGGTACGCCGTTGAGCGCATTTCCCGTCGGATGGGAGTTATTGCATGAGTAACGCGGTTATCATCAAACTGAATGAACTGGGCTATACCACCATCCCCGACAGCTTTTATAGCAAAGTGTACGAGTGGAAAAGCTGGTATCAGGGTGACGTTAAAGGCTTCCACAACTACACTGTGCAGAACGGTGAGCGACAGGTGAAGTGTAGGCGCTACTCCCTCGGCATGGGGAAAAAGCTGTGCGAGGATTGGGCTAATCTCTTGATGAACGAGAAAGTCCAAATCACGCTTGAGGGGCAAAAAGAGCAGGACTTTATTGACCTGGTGCTGACGGAAAACAACTTCACCGTCAAGGCGAACGAGATGCAAGAGATGAAGTCTGCACTGGGCACTGTGGCCTATGTTCCCCGCGTCATTGGGCAGGAGATCAGCGAAAGCGGGGATATTGTACCAGGCAACGCATCCGGTATCGTGCTGGACTATGTGACCATCGAGAATATTTACCCGCTGTCCTGGCAAAATGGATATATCAGCGAGTGCGCGTTTTCTTCCGACGTTACGCGGGGCGGTAAAGATTATCTGTACTTGCAGATACACCGGCGTGAGGACAATGGCAACTATGTCATTGAGAACCGCATCTATCGGTATAACAACGAGCAACTGGCTGATGAACAGCTTGTTAATGTCAAGGGATTTGAAAATATCCCGCCTGTGGTGCACACAGGTAGCGACAAGCGGCAGTTTGTCATTGACCGGCCCAACATCGCAAACAACGTCAACTATCTGCTGCCGACCGGTATCGCAATCTACGCCAATGCTATTGACGTATTGCAGGGCGTGGATATTGCCTACGACAGCTACGTTAACGAGTTCAAGCTTGGGAAAAAGCGCATCATGGTCAAGCCGTCTGCGGCGCAGTATCTTGACGGCACCCCTGCTTTTGACCCTGACGATGTGGTGTTTTACGTCATGCCGGAGGATACAGAAGACGGCGCAGTTGTAACGCCCATTGACATGACGCTGCGGACGGCGGAGCACAACACCGGCATTCAGGATCAGCTCAATATCCTTTCCAGCAAGTGCGGCTTCGGTGAAACCTATTACCGCTTTGACGGTGGAAGCGTAGCAACTGCCACACAGGTCATCAGCGAAAACTCTACCATGTTCCGCACCATCAAAAAGATGGAGATTGTGCTGGAACAGGCATTAGTGGAGCTGTGCCGCATTCTTCTGCGGCTGGGCAACACCGCCATGAACGCTGGGCTGAATGAGGATGTGGAGATTTCCATCGACTTTGATGACAGCATCATTGAGGACAAGCAAACCGACTTTTCCCGTGATATGCAGCTTCTCAGTGCGGGCATTATGAACGATTGGGAGTTCCGCATGCGGTGGATGAACGAGGACGAGGCGACCGCAAAGGCGGCGCTGCCGAAGATGCAGGACATGACCACGGAGCAGCAGAACGAAGTGGAGTGAGGTGACGGGCAGTGCCGAAATACCCATTCTCCCCTCCTGTTTTGGATGCCATGCCGGAAGAGCTGGCGGAGCAGTACCGAGGCCTTGAGGACACCCTGCTGATGGAGATATGTTCCCGGCTTAAGTTGCGGGACGAGCTGAATGAGGTAACGGTGCAGGACATCAAGGCGCTGCGGTCACACGGCATCGATCTGAAAGAGATTGAGAAAGCCATACGCCAGACCACTGGCATCAGCGAGAAAAAGCTGAACGAGCTGATAGACGATGTGGTGGAGCGCAACCAAAAGTATTACGCCGAGGTCATAGACCTTGCCCGTGTAACACAGCCTGACGTGCTGGTGGATGCAACCACCATTGACGCCATCAAACGGCAAACGCAAGACGTGTTCCGAAACATCACCGCTTCGATGGGGTTCTTGGTAGACGCAGGGCGGACGATACTGCCCCCCGCAAAGGCGTACCAGTGGGCTTTAGATGCTGCTACGTTGAAAGTAGAAAGCGGTGCTATTTCTTATGGGCAAGCCATCAAAGACGCCGTTAGGGAGCTTGCAAGCGGCGGCCTGCGGGTAGTGGACTATGAGAGCGGACACCGTGACCTTGTAGACGTAGCTGCCCGCCGTGCAGTAATGACAGGTGTATCGCAGTTGTGCGGTAAGTACACGGAGCAGGCGTCGGAATACCTGGGAACGCCTTACTACGAGGTGTCCGCCCATGCGGGGGCGCGTGATGTGCCGGGGCGGTCGCCGTGGTCATCGCACAAGGAGTGGCAGGGCAAAGTGTATTCCACCCGCAGCGGCGACATCTACCCGAACATCTACGAGGTTTGCGGTCTGGGTGCTGTGGATGGGCTGGAAGGAGTCAACTGCCGTCACCGCCGCAACGTTTGGGTTGAGGGCGTAAGCGAACGCACCTACACAGACGAACAGCTTGACCATATCGACGATGGTTTGGGCTGTACGTTTGAGGGCAAGACCTATACGGCATACGAGGCCACGCAGGAGCAGCGCAAGGTGGAGCGCACCATACGCAAGCTCAAGCGTGAGAAAACAGCGTACAGCGCCGCAGGGCTGACAGACGAAGAACAGGCCGTAAATATCAAACTGCGCCGCCTGAATGCAAAGTACAAGGCGTTTAGCAAGGCGGCGGGGCTGCCGGAGCAGCGGGAAAGGATGAAGGTGCTGTATGAGTAGTGCTTATATCAAAGAGCTGGATAAATACATTCCGTTTTCCCACATAGAAGTATTTACTGTGGTAAATCCCGATTTAATACCTGTTGGAACATTGAGAAAAATTTGGGGTATTCCCAAATGGGTAAATGGCGCAATTATGAAAAATGAAAGCGGTATTGTTACTTGCGCAATCGGCGAAGATACGGCAAGATTTTACACGGCACCGGGGGTATTGATCGAAGTTGATACAAAGGCGGTGAAAGATGAGCCGTGATGAAATGGTACAGGCTATTGAAGCCATCTTGAAGCGGGGCAACAACGCAGAAGTGCGGCGAAAGGGTGACGGCGTTATCGTGCTGGAAGTCCAAAAGAAAATCAAATATCAATCACCGGTGTAATCGGGCACCGGGAAGGGCAATAGGAGCCAACTGCTGACAGTTTATCAGTGGTTGGCTTTTGTTTTTCAGTAAAAACCGCTGATGCGGATTTTATACAAAAATTGGCTATCTGCAAGCCTAAAAGTGCAGGCGGGGCGGTCACGGCAACGACCTAAAAAGCCTATCCCGTAAGGAGTTGAACATGAAGAAAGAAGAGCTGTTGAACATCGGCCTGACGGAAGAGCAGGCGGACAAGGTTTTTGCCATGAACGGCAAGGATATCGAGAAGCACAAGAAAGCCGCAGAGGACGCAAAGGCGGACAAGGAAGCCCTGGAGCAGCAGGTCGCAGACCGGGATAAGGACATTGCGGAGCTGAAAAAGACCAGCGGTGACGCTGCCAAAATCCAGGAAAAGCTGGATGAGCTGCAAGGCAAGTACGACAAGGAAACCGAAGCGTACAAAGCGCAGCTTGCACAGCGGGATTATCAGACCGCCATTGACAAGGCGATTGCCGACAGCGGCGTGAAGTTTTCCTCCAAGTCTGCGGAAAAGGCTTTCCGCGCGGGTATCGGAGACAGCAAGCTCGAAATGAAGGATGGCGCTTTGGACGGGTTCGACAAGTACCTGGAAAAGGCAAAGTCCGAGGATCCCAGCGCATTTGTAAAGGCTGGCGCTCGTGTTGACACGCAGGGTTCGCTTGAGGGCGGCACTCGTGAAACAAAGCCTACGTCTTTGCTGGGTGCGCTCCATGAAAAATACGACAAGTAAAGGAGACAATGACACATGGCTATTACTCTTGCTGATGCTAAGGTCGGCATGGCCGACAAGGTCGACCAGATGATCGTCGACGAATTTCGCCGCAGTTCTCTGCTGCTGGACAGACTGGTGTTTGATAACGCCATCTCTCCGGGCACTGGTGGTTCCACCCTGACCTACGGCTACATTCAGCTGAACACCCCCTCCACCGCCGCTGTTCGTGCGATCAACAGCGAGTACACCGCCAACGAAGCCAAGCGCGTTGAGAAGACCGCAAAGGCCATCATCATGGGCGGTTCCTTCTCCGTTGACCGTGTGCTGCAGAACACCTCCGGTGCCGTGGATGAGCTGGCGTTCCAGGCGCAGCAGAAGATCAAGGCGACCAGCAACTACTTCCATAACCTGGTCATCAACGGCACCTCCGCCGCTACCGGTGCTGGTTATGTGACCGGCACCTTTGACGGTCTGAAGAAGCTGCTGTCCGGCACTTCTACGGAGCTGTCCTCCGGCATCAACCTGTCCACCTCTGCTCTGCTGGATAGCAACGCCAACGCATTTATTGACCAGCTGGATCAGCTGGTGCACACCATCGACGGTGACACCACCATGCTGATGATGAACAGCGATATGCTGATGAAGGTCCGTTCCTGCGCACGCCGTGCCGGTTACTACGAGCGTACAAAGAACGACTTTGGTCAGGTGGTGGAGACCTTTGCCGGTATCCCCCTGATGGACATGGGCAAGTACTACAACGGCACTTCCTCTGTGGACGTTATCGGCACTTCTGCCGCTACCGCTGCCGCCGACGGCACCACCAGCATCTACGCGGTGAGTATCGGTCTGGACGGCTTCCACGGAATTTCCCCCACCGGCAACAGCGTCATTTCCAGCTATATGCCCGACATGAACGCCCCCGGTGCCGTAAAGACCGGCGAGGTCGAGCTGGTTGCAGGCGTGGTGCTGAAGAACACACTCAAGGCCGCTGTGCTGGACAACATCATCCTGTCCCCCAAGACCGGTAGCTGATTTGAAAGGAGCTGGCTTACATGACATACGCTGATTATACCTATTACTCCGGCACCTATATGGGCACCGTGAGCGAAGGAGATTTTCCGCGTCTGGCTGTCCGGGCCAGCTCCTTCCTCGATTACTACACGCAGAACCGGGCAAAAGATAACGCTGATATGGACGCTGTAAAAATGTGCTGCTGTGCACTTGTGGACAAGTATCAGCTGATCGAAGCCGCGCAGCAGCTTGCCGCAACCAAACTGACAAACGCGGCGACTGGCGATGACGTGAAAAGCGAAACAGTAGGCGGGTACTCCCGGACGCTTGCCAGCGGCGGCGAAGCTGCCGCGTCCGCACTAAGCGCTACGGACGGTGCGAAGAAACTGCTGGCGGCGACCTGTAACGAGTATCTGGCGCATACCGGCCTGCTGTATCGGGGAGGGGGGTGCTGTGGTTGTACGCGCCCCACACTATAACGGTCTACAACGCCGTGCAGGAAACTGACCCGGCGACTTTTGAGGAAATCACAAAGCTGTATGTGACCATTTTGCGCGGTGTTATGCTGCAAGCCAGCAAGGCGGTAAACGTCCGAGAAAGCGGACTTGAGAGCGCGGACGCGGTAAACCTGTACATTCCGTTTTCCGCGGAAGCGGTGGACGGCACGACAGGCAAGGCCAAGACCTACGCGCCCCCGCAGGCGTTTCTTGCGGCGGCGGACAAGTCCGGGCTGTGGACGCTGTCTGTGAACGGTAACGGCGGGCTGACGTTCTTTGTGAAAGGCGAGTTTGTCACAGACAAAGAGGATGTGGCTATGGCACAGGACGGATGCTACAACGTGACAAAAGTGGACGAGAAAGATTTTGGCGGCGTGGACATGAGACACTGGGAAGTCGGAGGGGCATGAGATGTCGCTCAAGTTCTCTGTTGACGTGTCCGGCATGGACGAGGTAAAGCGGCAGCTTGCAAGGGCCTGTGGCCGCGCTGAAAGCGTTTTAGCGCAACAGGTGAT